TGCTTCACGAACTTCATCACGGATTTGGCGTAATTCTTCTTGTGTGTAAACTGGTCTACCACTACCATTTCCAGAACCATCACCATCACTATCACCATCTGATGACTCCCAATCAAAATGTTGGTCTAATAGTTCACCTAATTGATCTAACATTTCGTCATTTTTATCTTTTAGAAGATCATATATTTCTTCAGCACCCATGCCATAATATTGTGTATCATGTAGAATTTGAATGCCTGGGATGTTATGATCACCAATTTTATCACGAACAATTTGGCCGTTTACACAATAATCAGCCGAAAAATTAAATAGTTTTGGATGACGACCTTCACGACGACCCATATGGTCAAATGCGTTATGAAGAATTTCGTGAGCTAATACAAACTCAATTTGTTTAACAGTTAATGGAGCAAAGAATTCTTTATTAAAGAATATGTGTCTACCTTCTGTTGCCGCAGTTTTACACCATTCACCACCTTCTTTAATAATTAAACGAGTTGCTAAATTACCAAAGAATGGATGACGTAGTAGAAGACCTACACGCGCGATAATAATATTATCTATAATTTTATCTAAAACTGGATCTGACATTTTATTTCCTATGTTTGATTGAAGTTGTTTGGTTGAAAAGTTGTATTATACCGGGGTTTTATTGGTATGTCAAGAAGAAATGATAAATAAAGACGTAGTTCGCGGATTGCCGTCCCAACTACTTTAATACTTACAAGGAGTATCAACATGAATATTTATCCAAGTATGCTTGGCATACATAAAATTTTATCACAAAACCCATCACTATCCAAATCGTTAATAGATGCATTTGAAAGTAGCATAAATCTAAATCCATCAGTTACTAATATGAAATTTAGACAATTATTTGAAAAACATAATTTATTATATCATAAACAAGGATATAGTCCAAAAGAAATTTATTACCGAATAATCAATGATGATTGGGGACACCATTATTGCAAAATGTGCAATAATGAAATTCATAATTTTAGAACAATAGGCAATACATTTCCAAAATGGTGTGGTGCAAAATGTGCTGGCAACGATCCAGATACCTTGGCAATAAGAAAAAATACATGCATGAAATTATTCGGTTCTGAAAACTTATACTCATCGAAATATGGTAAAGATAAGATTAAATCAAAATGTATTGAGACGTATGGCGTGGAAAGATACCAATTAACAAAAGATTTTTCTAACCAAATAAAGATTTCTGGTAAGAAAAGAGATCTAGAAACTAGATTGAAAATAACTAAAAAACGTGAAGAAACGAATATCAAACTATTTGGAGCTGCGTATTATACTCAAACTGTTGCATATATAGATAACCAAGTTACTAATAGCAATAAAGTTTATACATTTCCATCAGGGAATACCGTAAATGTTCAAGGATATGAACCAAGAGCACTAGATTTATTATTGGAATCTGGTTATAAAGAAGAGGAATTGCTATTAAGAAATAGACCATCTATACCATATTTCTGGCCTGCTGATGATGGTATTGGTGATGATAAATGGCATATATACCATCCTGATATCGTAATACCACATGAAAAAAGAATAATAGAAGTTAAGTCTACATGGACATATTCTGGAAAGGAAGAATGGGTTTCAAAGAATGCTGCAAAACATAAAGGGAGTATCGATGCTGGATACTCCCATGAATTTTGGATATTGGGATAAGTAATAAGAAATTAAACAGGTATTAGTTCAATAATACCTGTTTAAAAAACTCCTTAATTATCAGTAGCTTGCGATATATATTTTCCGTAACGTTTATGGAAATCCATGAAGCATTTAATTTCATCGACATCTAATGGTAATTTATAAGTAGCCAATGCAATTTTGGTACCCATAATTACTAACTCAGTTTCAAAGTTATCCATCATAAATTGGAAGAAGTGGTTAACTTGATCATTCCAATCTTTGTCTTTACGGTCTGCACCGTCTTTTAATTCATAGCATAACCCAACTGTCAATGAATACATTGCTGAGATTTCTTTATAGTCAAGTTTAGTAACTTTACCTTTTAAGATATCAGTTGGGTTTGGCATTTTACCAGATAACTTTTGGTAAGCACCAAATTTTAATGCAACACCTTCACCAACAGAACCTGACATTAAAGTCATCAATGTTTCATCATCACAATCATTTTCAGTTAACAATTCGCTAACAAATGACCAAGAACGTGGTGTTGAGAATGCACGTGAACTTGATTTTGGGTCAAAACTATATAAATCAGCTTTAGACCAGTTCAAGAAACCCACAATATCTTTATGAATTTTGTTTTCAGTTGCCCATTCAAACCAATCGTCAAATTTATGTTCCATTTCAACATGGATAAAACGATTAGATAATGGTGCTGGCATACGATATGTTACACCTTTATCGCCTTCACGATTACCAGCAGCTACGATAACAACATTATCTGGTAAATGGTATGTACCAACTTTACGATTCAATACCAACTGATATGCAGCTGATTGAACAGATGGTGCAGCTGAATTCATCTCATCTAAGAATAAAATAATTCTATCGTATTGTGTAGCAAATTCCATACCTGGTAATTCAGATGGTGGTGCCCATTTCATTGTACCAGAATTTTCATCAAAGTATGGTACACCTTTAATATCAGTTGGATCCCATAATGATAAACGAACATCAATCACCAAATCATTTGGAGCATCTTCTCCAATTTGTTTGATCAAATCTGATTTACCAATACCTGGAGGACCCCAGATGAAAATTGGACGCTTAACTTTTAAAGCTTTAACGATTGCTTTTTTAGCTGATTTAGGACCTACTGCGCGATGTTCACTCATTGTGTTACTCTCTGTGTTGTGGTTAAAATTAAATTGTCTAACTAAGTGTGTATTTTACTATGTTATTTAAAGGTTGTCAACTACTATTTTAAATAATTTTTTCTATGATTAAGAGATTTTATTATACCATATTTTCTAATATCATCTGAAAATAAATGTAATTCAAAACTCTTAATTTCTGAAAACACCGTAATATTATTATTTGTTAAATAAAACGGTGAATCAATAAAGCGAGACAAGTATATCATTGTTTGCGGACTCTTGTCAATACTTTCTGTAAATGGAATTGTGTAAGGTTTTAATTCTAAAGTTTTTGTTAAAAACTCCAGACCAATAGGGGTTAATCTAAAAGATTTATTTCTATTAGATACCCACCATTCCCTAGAATAAAATTGCAAATTTGCTTCATCGGTGCTCTTGCCCCAATTTTTAAGAAAAACTTTAGTTAAATCATCTCTATCAATCATTCCATTACTATTCCAGTAGTTAACTTAACTACTTTAAAATCATTGCAATTAAATTGTTCATTTAATTTTTTAGATAAGTTATATGCATGGCCAGGGTTAGAAAAACTAGTTTTCTTATATTTTGGTCCAGGATAACTTGTTAAACTATTAAATGATTTTAAATTAAATGCTGTATTTTTATAAAATACAGCCCATATAGCGTTTCCTTCTGCTTCTAATACTTGTTCAGTTTTGTATGTTTTTTTATCAGTGTATTCTATCAATATAGATGGTTGTGGTCTTGACATAAGATCTCCATTAACTCCATATATATTTATCTTATTAGAACTCACCACCATCCATTAAAACCTGTACTACTGATGTATCAACAGATTTTCTAAGAGCATTATACATACTTTCGTAATCCTGATTAAGTTTTTCCATCATATCAGATAATGCTAAGTTTAGCAACCTAGCTTGCTGAATTGTCATCTTTACTTCTTTTTGTTGTGACAATTCAGAAGCTCGTAGCAATTGTGTAAATTGTGTTATTGGTGTAGTATTTAATTGATGTTGCATTTAAAATTCGTAGCCTCTGCTTTAGTTTTAAAAGGTCCATATGTTTCATAACGATCTACTGTTATTAATTTTGGACAATATGCTAATACCCAATTCTTAAATTTAACAACATACCAGCCAGCACAATGCAGACACTTACTTTTTTCTTGTTTTGTATATAATGGTAATCTTCGTTTAACATCATACATTGTATTATATGGTGTTGACTTAGTTGGAAAACCATGACATTCTGTTTGTTCTGTTATATTAACATCAAACATATTGTCAGTCAAGAAGAATTTATTCCCAAATTGGGAAATTAATTCTTCTCTTTTATTAAACCATACTTCACCATCATTATTTGACAGCATGAATTTATTATTTTCATGTTTATGCAATGTTGCAACTTTTTCACCATTGCGTTCTACAATCCAAAATTTACCATCTATTATAGGTTTCGCATGAAGTTCTGTCATTATTAATCCTTACTTATTAAAACATTAATAGTTGATAGAAATACATTTAATCCTACTTGCCCATTGATTCCTGCTGTTTCAACCACTTCATTAGCAACCATGATTGCTTTTTTATATTGTGGTTTATATAAACTCAATGCAATATTATATTCAGCATTGTACATCATACGAGAAAATTTCTTAAAATGTATTTCATCTGGATACCCGATTTGTTCAACAAATCCAATTCTATCTAATTTTGTTGCCAATTCTTTAGTATCTTCGACGAATACGTATTGCTGGAATGTTAATTTTTCTAATTCTATTGAAGTAGAAAAAACTTCAGCATAGTGAATATTTCTATCTAACCATACTTTTGTAAATTTGTGACTATCTACCATTTTTTTTACATTTAATGTATTAAAAAATTTAGTTATTGGATTCTCTTGTTTTACTACTGATAACTCAGTTGTCTTTCTTTTTTTACGGGTTCCTGCGTATGAAGTATCTTCTACGACTTCAGTTGTAATGATCGATGACATTGTATTTCCTCGTTAATTAAAGTTAGTGTTTTATAAAGTGTGTATTATAAAACACTATATTAGTATTGTCAAGTTTTATTAGATGTATTTTCAACTAACTGTAAATCAAACATTATTCCTTTGCCAACAGTGTCATATTCATTATTATCAATGTATTCACCATTATATTGAATACTTGAAAATATATTCCATCCATCGATATCACTGTATTCAATTTTAAATTTAGTTGGATCAAAATCGTCTTTAATTACAAATTCCCCACCAAAAAATTTACCTTTCTCGGTTGTTTGTCCAAGAAATACGGCAGTACCATCTGGTTGTTCTTCAATATAACATTCGGCTATTTCATCCAGTTCTATTTCAGAATCCTGTAATAACCCAATGTCCAAATAATGTCGCCAAACTTCATTAGAATTATCATCATATACGATAACTTCACTAATATCTGACATTTCAGCACCATTTTCATGTGCTAAGTTATCACATTCAAACCATGCTCCTTCACAAATAAATTGATATTCTTCTGGAACCGCAAATTCATTTTCTTCATCTTCTATAAATTCTTCAATATCAATACCATTATCTTCTAAATAATCGTATGCTTCGCGTGGTACTTTACCAACTACTATTTCTCCACCTCTTCCTTCAATTTCTACTTTGTAAGTTTTAGGTGTAAATTTAATAGTTTGCAGTAATTCACGTTGTTCTTCAATTGTTGGATCTTTATTTTCTGACATTATGTCCTCGGTAATGTATCTACATCTTCGATAATTTCGATTACTTCATCAAACGATAAAGCTATGATTTTTGCAGTAGCCCAGTCATCATTTTCATCACGTCCACTTACTTCAATCATATAACCATTATCGTATTTGTTAATAGTATATGATTCATCTACTTTTTTCAATTTTTCACTTGCATATGTTACTGCCATATTATTCTCCTGTATATCTTGCTTGAAAAGGTTCAGCATATTGCTGAATATTATCCATCATTCGTTTCATATCATACGACTGACAAAATTTTAACATACGAATCCCAACTTGTGCAACTTCTTTTGGTGTTGAATTCGTTTCTATTGTTTCAGTTATCATTGCTCTAATATCAGTTGGCTGAGCTGTTAAATCAATTAGAGTAACATTTCTATTATAATCATCTAATACTCTATGTTCAATTCCATTATGATCAGCCCATCGTTGTAGCATAATATTATTCCAATTATATCCTTTGGAATTACGATCATTAAATGCTTCAGTTAATCCAACTTTATTCTTAGTGCCTTTTGTTCTAACACCAGGATATGCACTAAATACGTTATCACTAGTGTCACCACGCATACATTTTTCAAATAACATCCATTCTGGATTTAATGGCATTTTAATTTCACCAGTTTTTTTATCTTTAACTGGTTTGCCTTTTGCATCAAAATATCCTTCATGTGTTATATGTTGATCTGCTATTCCATTATATTGACTAACATTTTCACTTATTAATTGTTGAAAATCACTATCAGAACTAATTATAACATGTTTACAGTTTGGATGACTTTGAATAAACCCAGCAATTAGATCATCTGCTTCTAATTGTGGATGGTGCAATACCGTGCAATTAGTTTTTTCGATGATAAAATTTTTAAATTCATCAAATGCTTCCCAAAACAGTTTTTCTTCCGCTTGTTCTTTTGGTGACATTGCAGAACGAGTATCAGATCTATTACGCTTATATGGTTCATAATAATCTTTTCGCCAACTGCGCCCTTCCAGACATACTACTACATGTTTACCATCGAAGTCTTGCCAAGCTTTTTTAATACTGTTAAAAGTAATATGAAATGCCATACCTAACTTTAAATCTGCATTTCCTTGTATTGCATGTCGAGAGCGATAAAACATATTTGATAAGTCTATCAGTAAGTAAGTCATAATAATTCCTTTATAAATTTAAAAGTATATTATATAACATTCAAAGTAAATTGTCAAGAAGAAATGATAAATAAAGATGTAGCTCGCGGATTGCCGTCCCAACTACTTTAATACTTAACGGAGTATCAACATGATTATTTATCTATATGTAAAAACACATCAAAAAACTGGTTTAAAATATCTAGGTCAAACACGTGCAATAGACCCACACAAATATACAGGTAGCGGTGTATATTGGTTATCCCATCTTAAAGTTCATGGATTTGATTATATTACTGAAATTTTACACGAATGTACATCCAAAGAAGAATTAAAAGAAATTGGATTATATTATAGTAAATTATGGAATATTGTTGAATCGAATGAATGGGCTAATCTTAAAGAAGAATGCGGCGATGGTGGAAGACAATCTGATGTAGTTCGGAAACGTATTGGGGAAGCATGTAAAAGTAGAATCCCATGGAATAAAGGAATCTCTATGTGGTCTGATGATGACAAAAAACGTATTAGTGAGAATAACAAAAAACGCCAACCACAATCACCAGAACAAATTGCTATTAGAGTTTCAAA